TACAAGCTCGAGTTAAAGAGCAAAAAAATTTCAAAAGGCTAATGTTACTTAAGTATCGTGGCATAGAATACACATCAAAAAGGTAAATGGCATACAGGGAGGTTCGAGTCCTCCCCTACCTATTGGCTTCTGGCCCCTACGGGGATACCCATAAGCCGTCTAGACGGTGGGATAGACCACAAAAACATAGTGAGTCGCATAAGACTTGCAACTTTTCACGTGATAAGACGATAATTTATACCTAAAATTTTTTTAGAAAAATGGCACAACAGTCAACAAATGATCCAGCTTCACAATTAAATCTGGGTCGCATTAACGGTGCTGGTAACGCTACTAACAATAGGGATTTATACCTAAAATTGTTCAGTGGAGAAATGTTTACTGGCTTCCAAAGAGAGACAATCGCTAGAGATTTAGTTCAAAAAAGAACACTCACAAACGGTAAGAGTTTACAGTTCATCTATACTGGACGCACAACAGCCGAGTATCATACTCCAGGAAATTCCATCCTAGGTAATGACCAGAAGGCACCTCCAGTAGCTGAGAAAACAATTACAGTCGATGATCTCCTTATTTCCAGTGCGTTCGTATATGAGCTAGATGAGACACTCTCACATTACGAATTGAGGGGAGAGATTTCCAGAAAGATTGGATATGCTCTTGCTCAAAAGTATGATAGACTAATTTTTAGAGCTATCGCTAAAGGTGCTAGACAGGCTTCTCCAGTTAGTATGACTAACTTTGTAGAGCCAGGTGGTACTCAAATTCAAGTTGGTGGCGGATCTGACGCAGACGACGCTTACAACTCAACTCACCTAATCAATGCGTTCTACGACGCAGCTGCAGCTCTTGACGAAAAAGGAGTCAGTGAGGACGGTAGAGTGGCTGTATTGACACCTCGCCAATACTACGCTTTGATACAGAACATTGAATCAAATGGTCTAATCAACCGTAACGAAAGAGGCGACGCATTGCAGTCTGGTAACGGCATCATCGAGATAGCTGGTATCCAGATCTTCAAGTCTATGAATATCCCATTCTTTAGTAAGTATGGTACTAAGTATGCTCCTGCTTCAGGTGCTTCTGCTGGTACTGACCTTGCTACAGTAGATCCAGGAAATACTGGTTCATGGGTTTCAGAGGGTATTGAAACAGCAAACACCGCAACAGGTAACAACTACGGTGCACGTCAGAACTACGGTGCTGCAAGTAACTTTGCAAACTCATGTGGATTAATCTTCCAACGTGAGGCCGCTGGTGTAGTCGAGACAATCGGCCCACAGGTTCAAGTAACAAGTGGAGATGTGTCTGTTGTCTACCAAGGTGACGTGATATTGGGACGTATGGCTATGGGAGCAGATTTCTTAAATCCTGCTGCCTCAGTAGAATTGTTCGCAGGAACAACTACAAAGCCTGCAGCTTTCAACTAATACATTTTATACGGGGGCACACGCCCCCCTTTTCTTATGGCAGCAATAACATATGGTGTGTCCACCGAACTGGATGCAGTAAACGCAATTCTTATGAGTGTTGGAGAGTCACCCGTCAACACCCTCACAGTGCAGAGCCCAGATGTGGCTATTGCTCAGGCAACTCTTCGACAAGTCTGCCGTGAGATACAAACACAGGGCTGGGTGTATAATACAGAAAATGATTACCCTATTGATTTAGATGCTAACAACCACTGTGTTATCCCAAACAACATCCTTCAACTAGACCTAAACCATTTTAGGCATGGTAATGATTTCGATGTTGTTAGAAGAAGTGACAACGGTATAATGAAAGTCTATGATAAGATAGGACATTCATTTGAATTTAAAAATGTCACAGGTGGTAAATTATATTTTGATGTAATCTGGATGCTAGATTTTGAAGATCTACCACAGGCATTTAAGGACTACATTACTACCAGAGCGTCGAGGATCGCCTCTAACCGCATGGTAAACAACCCACAGGCTGCTAAGTTACTTGAGTCAGACGAGGCTCTTGCAAGGGCAGCAGCGTTGGAGTATGACACTTCACAAGCTGACTACAATATCTTTACAGATACTAAGTATCAGCACAACCCCAACAGCACCTATCGTCCATCGCAAGTTATTAGAAGAATGTAATGGCAAGTATTAACCAACGTATTCCTAACTTTCTCGGAGGAGTTTCACAACAGCCAGATAAAATAAAATTTCCTGGGCAGTTACGAGTATGTGACAATGCTGTGCCTGACATAACTTTTGGCCTAAAGAAACGTCCTCCTGCAGAGTTTATAGGTAAACTAACAAACGCCAATACCACAGGTCATTGGTATGACATATTGAGAGACGGTGACGAGAAATATATTGTACAGATTACACCGTCCCTGACAGGATCTATGCCTATAAGAGTATGGGACATAGCAGATGGGACTGAAAAATCTCTGACAAATTCTTCTGGAGATTCTATATTTAGTTATTTATCAGGAGCAACATCTCCGTATTCTGTACAGACAATCCAAGACTACACCTTGATAGCTAACCCTAACAAGACTGTAGGAACTACGGGTACAACCGATGCACCAATATTAAATGGAAACTATTCGTTTGCAAGGTTAGACACTATTGCATACAATACAGAATATGTGTTATACACAGGAACAGCCCCAACACCAAATACATACTATCGTGTAACCTCAATCAAAGTTGACGTCGTACAAAGTGGTAGTCTTAACGGTGCTACATTTGATGATACCAATGAAGACGGAAGATTTGCTGGTAGTATTACATGGTCTTTTACAGGCGGTCAAAACGTAAATACAAATGGAGCTAAGGTTGGCGGTACTAATATCACTGAGGGTATTGAAGGTAACTTACAGGTTAACGCTCAAAGTTATATTGCTAACAATAACGCCACTTATCAAGATAATGATAGTTCTGATGAAAGTAAATTTCTAGGTTATGTTCAGGATTATGATACTAGATATACTGCAACAGTTACCTTAAAAAACGGTGGTATAATTAGAACCAGCAATACTAACACAGCTCAAGGTTTATTTATTGATGTGTCTCTAGAAGGACAAACATATCGTATATCCGTTGAAGCTGTTGAGGAAGTCACCACATATGATGGGGTATCTAATATAGCATACCATAAAACTCCACGTAATCCATCTGAGGGTTATCTCAGTATGGCTACTATTCTTCAAAATCTAGCATCTTCTGTAAATAGCTCACTTCCTAACGTCTCTGCTGAGGTTATTGGTAGTGGTTTATTTCTAAATGGTACAGGTGCTGACGGTGTAAACTTTCTTGGAGGTGCCGTAAACGAAAACATGAGTGTTATAGGTCAGAAAGCACAGGATATTAGTAGGCTACCAGCTATGTGTAAACAAGGTTATGTAGCTCAAATTTCAAATACTGCTGATTTAGACACTGATGATTATTATGTAAAATTTTTTGCAGATAATGGTAGTTCTGGTGTAGGTAGCTGGGAGGAAACTGTAAGGCCACATAACTTTGATGGTTCTGGAAACGACCCAATGGTAAAGGGTTTAGACCCCGCAACTATGCCACATGCACTTATAAACAACCGTAATGGTACGTTTACTTTTGTTAAGCTAGACTTATCAACAGCAAACTCACAGGGTAATGAAAACTATTGGAAAGATAGACAGGTAGGAGACGATGTATCTAACCCATTTCCTAGTTTTAAGGGTCAAACTATACAAGAATTGTTCTTTCACAGAAACAGATTTGGGATTATATCTAACGAACAGGTAGTTTTAAGCCAGCCAGGGGGGTACTTCAACTTCTTTATTGTGTCTGCTATAGCTGCTAGTGACGATAATCCTATAGATATTACTGTATCTGACATCAAACCAGCGTTTGTAAACCACACACTACCCATACAAAAGGGTCTTATGTTGTTTAGTGATAATGCTCAGTTTATATTATTTACAGAATCTGACATATTTAGCCCTAAAACAGCTAGATTAAAAAAGATAGCTAGTTATGAATGTGATGCTTCTATTGATCCTGTAGATCTAGGAACCAGCGTATTGTTTACTTCTAATGTCTCAGCATATGCTAGGGCGTTCGAGGCTACTGTGGTAGATGACGATGTACCTCCTAATATAATAGAACAGACAAGGGTAGTACCAGAGTTCTTACCTAAAGATATAACTAAATCAACTAACTCAGCTGCTATAGGTATAACTTCCTATGGTAAAAAGGGTGATGACCAAGTTTATCATTATAAGTACTACAATGCAGGAAATAAACGTGAGCAATCAGCATGGTATAGCTGGACTCTCACGGGTACAATGCAACACATGTTGTACACAGCTGGTAGTTTTTTTACAGTAACAAAACAAGGATCTGACTATATATTGTCTAGACATGAGTATGTTGCTGATGCTAACGCCAATAGAACTTATGTACTAGGTGGTGTGGCATCTGATGTAGGAGAGGCAACCAAGACTGCAAGGTGGTTTGAACCATGCTTAGATAGTATGGTTATACCAAGTAGTTTTACCTATACTGCTCAAGGTGGATCTAATCTTACAGAGAAAACTGTAGTTACTATAGGTTACACACCTACAAGTGCTGACAACTTCTTCTTAGTTGGTTTGTCTGGTAATGATGGGTCAGGTAACTCTATAGCTGGTATGGTACGTAAAGCTGATGCTGTAGGAACCAACAGTGCTACATTTAATAATTTACATCTTGCCGCGGGTGCTAAGGTTGCAGTTGGGTATAAATACACAACACTGATTGAGCTACCTACATACTACTTTACTCCTAGTGCTAACGTCTATGACATGGATGGTGAGCTAAGAATATCTGGTATAAACTTTGAACTAGGTGTAAGTGGCCCTATGGAGTTTCATATATCATCTACATTTAATGACATGGCTGACTTTGTACAGTTTGAGTCGGGAATGATAGCTAACGCTACAAGTTTCGACACACCACCCTCGGAATTAACAAAACAAGTAAGAGTGCCATTATATAAGAAAACAGATAAATATAGGTTACAAATACAAATACCAGACCCCTTTTCCACTGCCCTACTCTCAGCTAGCTGGGATGGCAACTATAATCCAAAACGACATGTACGTAGGTAAGTATATACAGCCTTGCACTCCTGAGCTTGCTCTAAGTGTAGGGCTGAACTTACGCTGGGAAGATAAACGTGAAGCCGAGCAAGTTTCTGGCTTACACGCTGTCCCAGCTATATTAGAGTCATTTTATAATTCCAAATATTGTGTGTACTTTAAGGTTCCCAACGGCAAGGCTGCTGGAGTGGCGGGAGTAACTTCCCAGAACGCTATCTGGATGCTATGCACTGATGCTAGTACAGAGTATCCTCATACATTCGTAAGGGAAGCACGACGCTGGGTAGATAGTCTACCTAATCCTTATTTATGTAACTACGCAGACATGCGGAATGAAGCTCATATAAAATTACTTAAATTATTAAAGTTTAACTTCTTATCTTATACTGTTTTAAATGGCATACCCCTTATAGAATTTTACAAACTATGTGTACAGTAACACTAGCTTTGGCAGGTATTTCGGGAGTTGGGACTGCAATCGCAGATCGACAAGCGAAGATGGCACAATACCGAGCTCAGAAAGCAGCGGTAGATAGGTCAAACTATCAAGCGAAGCAGGATTATCTAAATAAAATACAAATATCTGCTTTCAAAGACCAGCAAAAACAAAACGTATTTAAAGCACAATTAGAAGCTCAAGCTGCCTCAGTTACCGCAATGGAAAGGCAGAAAGATCTAAACCAATTAGAGCAATCAAGAGCATCCACAGCAAACCAACTAAAATTAAGAGAAAAAATATCAGAGGCATTATTTGAAGGTCAGACAAGATTAGCGGAATCTATCAGGGCCCAAGGTACAGTACTTGCAAGTGGTATGGCTGCAGGACAGTCTATGCTACTAACACTAAACGATCAGGAAAGACAGTTAGGAATGGAACAAGCTGCTGTTGATGCAAGTGTATATAATGCTAGAAAAGGATTTGGTCTACAAGAATATAACTTATTACTCAGTCAGTATTCAGCTGACAATCAAGCATTTAACAATGTTATGGCAGCTCCAGTTGCACAGGCAGCTGAGTTTAAAACTGTTAAACCAGTTGAAATGGCAGGCCCAGAAAAACCAAGTATGCTTGGATCTATTATGACTGGCTTTAGTGCAGGAGTCAAAACTGGTTCTGGTATAGGACATGCTTCAGGAAATGCTAATAGAGCGTGGTGGTCAACTTCATAAAAATTAATTATGGCAAAAGGATTTCGTAGAAGTGGTGAGTGGCAAACGGGTTTTTCTCAACGCACACCATCTTCTGATGTCAATAGACAAAAGCAGTACGCTGCTCAAATAGAAAAAAGAGCTAAAGAAGAGATTGCAAAAAGAGTACAGTCAGCTGCAGAACAAAGAGCTGAAGAGCAAAGAATCACAAACAACTATCTAAGGGTTAGTAACTATGAAGCTCAACAAGCTGCTCAATTTAGTAAAACATTACAAAATCTTTTAAGTGAAACAATACCTAGTATTGCTAAAACAGGAATGACTGCAGCTAGAGCTCAAGGTTCTGCTGATAGAGTTATGGAAGAATTAGCAGCTCCTGATCTTTACGATGATACTCAAGCGTTAGATCCTGATGATGAAGCCTTTGGTAACTTTGGAACCCTTCCAGGAAGAGGTTTTGACAGCCCAGAAAAGGCGATAGATATTGTTGCTAATAAACAACTTGACATAACTCAAAAGGGTAATAAACTTGCTGAAGATATAGAAAACAGCACTGACCCTTTTAAAGATGAAAAAGCTAGAAGAATCAGAGGTATTTTTTCTGGAGCTTATACATATGGTTATCAAGCTAAAGACAAAGCGTTAAAAGTAGAAGGGTTTAGTGCTCATTTAGATAATGCTTTAAAAATTGATGATACACAACTACTTGATGGTAATGTCCCATTTAGTGTTAATGATCCTAATTTAACTAAAAAACAATTAGCTATTGCTTCTAATTATGTCTTAGATAAATGGACGCAAGAAAATAGAGGTGACTTAAATGACCAAACTACAGCAGAGTTGTTAGTAACTCCTGCTAGAAAGGTGATGAAAGAAAACCTTAAAAAAAGGTATGCAGATATAGATGCTGAGTTTAATGCTAGTCAGTTAGCTGGTTTAGATAATCTTTTAGACGGTTCGTTAGATGGTTCTGTAGGATTTCCTTCTTTAGACCAAATGTTGCCAAATTATATTAATTCTGCTAAACCATTTGTGAGCACTTCAAAAAATAAATCCAAGGGAGCTATAGCTTTAGAACGGTTGCAAACTAGAGTTGAAGAGGCATTTAAAAGATCATCTAACCCAGATTTATTAGAAGATAGAATTAACGCTGCCTTAAATGTAAAAACTAACACACCAGCTGGTTTTAAATCTTTAGCTGAATTACATCAAGCTAAGTTTAGTCCTTTTGTTATAAAACAATTAAAACAAAAAGCGGTAGTTGCTGAATATAATAGTCAAAAAGCATTTCAAGAAGCAGTTGTAAAAATGAGTGTTGAGAATTATATTGATGCTCAAGAAAAATTATCATCTGAAGAAAGAGATACTGAACAACAAAAATCAGATTTTGTTGAAAGTTTACATGACAAGTATCCATTTGCTACACAAACAATTATTGATTCTTCTTCTAGAATATTTTTAGATCCATCTAGCCCTGATGCTACAGTCAGATCTTTAAAAGCAACAGCAAAGGAACAAGGAGGTGTCATAACAGCTGCCCAGTTTGCAGACCCTACGTTAGATATTGAAACTAAAAAAGAGTTTTTAGAAGCTAATCCTAACATTCGAGTAGTACCACAATTATACCCTTCAATAGAAAAAGATGATGTAGAACGTATAGAAAAAGATTTTAAAACTTTTCTTGCAGGATTAAATGATTCTTTTGTAATTGATACTATAGGCGGTGTTAAAGATCCCAGTGGTACCTTTACAGTAGCTTACAATGAGTTTTTATCAGAAATAAAATTCAATGCTTATGCTATACAAAAAGCTGCAAAAGATCAGGGACAAGTTTTAACCTTTACTGACTCTTTTCAAGAAGCATTAAAACAATTTAAGACACAAGTACTTGAAGCTAATACAAGCGGAGCAGCTGGTCAAACCAGTCGTTATTATGTTACTACTGATGATAGACTTGACGGTGGTTTTCAAAACCTTTATAAAGAAAAGTATGGGGGCAATCCTTACAAACATCAATATTCTTTACCAGAAAAAATTAACGATATAAAAATTAATGATACAAGTGCAGATAAAAAAATAACTAAAAATGTAGACATAGATGATAATGGTGGTTTAAAAGATTTATCATCCATGTACATAGCTCAAAGTATGTCTATACCTCAGTATGATTTTTCTGTATTACAAAATGAAGCATTTGGTTTACCAATAATAACAAAACCAGAAAATTACGATTTATTTAAAAATTCTATACTTAATAGTGAAGCTGGTAGTAAGTTAATGGCATTGCAATCTAAAGGTAATACAAGCACTAAGGTTGTTAAAAGACTTATTACTGATCTTGACCCATTTAATGCTAAGACTATTACACAGGCATTTATTGGTATGAACTTTGAGGATGTTGTGAAAAACGAAATTACAGCACAAGGTTTAGAGTTAGATGCTGGTCAGGTACAGACTATTAATGGTGAAAAACATTTTGGTAATAGATACATAGGTATATCTGCTAATGGTAAGTTTGGAGTTAAAAGAGATCCAGAAAAATTACCTGAAGGTGCAAGCAACCCTCACAATGGACTTGATGTAGGTACAACTGGTAAAGAGGGTTTCTTCACAGCTTTTAAAATACAGGATGGTGTTGTTACTGACAATAGATCTGATAAAGTTTTAGGAGTTACTATAGAAATTACTGCCCCAGATGGTACTGCATATAGATTTAACCATTTAAAAAATTACAACCCTAAACTTAAAATAGGTGCAGCTTATAATGGTGAGATTATAGGTGAGATAGGTAATACAGGTGCATCCACAGATATACATTTAGATATACAAAAACGAGTTAATGGTGAGTTAGTTGACCCTTTACCTGATATGGATAAATTGTCAATAGGAAAAAGATTAGAACAAACTATAGGTAAATATCCTTTTACTCGTAGTATGATCTTAAAATTAACTAAAGATAGAGATGAAGATAACCCTTTAAGTGGTTTAAATTATGCTAAGGCACTTAACCGCTATAGACAAGATGAAGTATTACAAAAAGAGTTGTGGGAATATTTCAATGCAAAATCATTTAGTGCAGCTTTAACTAAAGCTAATGGTGACTTACACCTAGCTGCTAGATACCATGTAGCTAACGTCTTACGGGGCGATATGGACAAGTTCAACCTACCTACTATCAATGCTTTTGCAAACCAATATATCCAAAAACTTAGAACACAAGGAGTTTTACCCTGATGGAAGAATTTGAAACTCAGGAAAATAATAACGAGGAGTATTTACCCCAAGAGGAAAATACAGAAAACCAACTACCTGACATGTCAGATGTTAGTAGTATGGCAGAAGAATTTGCAAAACAAAATGATTCTAAAAATGCTTTTCAACAATTTACAGATGATCTAAGGGTCAATGCAAGAGATTTTGTTGACAACAGATTTCAAGGAGATCAACGCAGTAAAGAAGAAATTAGAGCTGACCAAGAAGCTATATTTGCACAAAAATCTGAAGATATGGCTGAAGCCCAAGAAGTGATAAACGAGCAGAAAGGTGTAGTTCCTGAAACAATTAGGTCTGTATCAGGAGGTATAATTGACACTGCTGAAAGTTTAGGTAACTTTGCTTATCTTAGTAAGGACACTTTGGAAACGGGAATGAAACATGTTCTCGGTCAACCAGTCAAAGATACTGAAAACCCTTTCCATGAAAATTATAAGGGTGGTAGCTACTTTGAAATGCCAGATGTTTATGAACCTGAGAATAAAACTAATATAGGAAAAATGGCTAGAGGTCTAATTGAGTTTGGACTTTTAGTTAGACTTACAGGTGGAGTAGGCGGTATTGGTAAAGCAACTCTTACTAAAGCTGGCTTGACAAATCTTGGTGTATTAAGATCAGGTTCAAAATTTATAGCAAGTAATAAACCTTTACAATTTATAAGTAAAGCTGGACGTGTTTTTGGAGAAGGGGGAGCAGCAGAATTAATTTCTCAATCCTCAGAAGGTGGTAATATTATTAACTTAGCAAACCAGTACACACCTTGGTTAGTACCACCTATTGTTAATAGATTAGCTGTTGATGATAATGATAGTGTATGGGAGGCAAAATTAAAGACTGTAGCAGCTGGAGGTGGTCTTAATCACATTGGTTGGTATGTTAGTGCATTTTTTAGGCATGCTCCTAAAGCAGCTAAAGCCGCTTTTGATAAAGCTAAAAAATCAGGTAAGTCGCTAGATGAAGCAGTCCAGATTGGTAACGAAGCTGGTACTAATGAACTAAAAAGACAAGTTCTTAGAGAAATGCTTAACCAAGAAAGAGCGGCACAAAAATTAGCTAAAGTTAAGAATAATCTTGGTATTGGTGTAGACCCTACTGATCCTTTAGATAAATATATTAGAAATCATCTAGATGAAGATGATCTAAAAGCATACTCTGAATTAATTGAATTTAACAGTCTTGAAGGTGTAGATCGAGTACAGTTTGCCAAAAATCAAGATGAAATTATTAGATATACTGATCTAGCTAAACGTATAGGTGCTAGTAAAGGTGATGTCTGGGATGACATTAAGTATTCTAGTACAGATTTAGATTTAGAAAATGTAGGTCGTCAACCAGATGCACATGTTAATCCAGAATTATTTGACGACATTGAAAAAGTAACATATTCTAAAAATGTAGATGCTATTGAAGATGTAGTTACTGAAGCTAAAACAAGTCCTGAAATAGAAACAAATTTAGTCGATGAAGCTGATATTCTTAATCATGCAAAAGGCCCATCTAACACATCCCCAACAAGAGCTTCTAACACAGCTATTGGTAAAGAGTTGATTGATAGAGCAGCTGGAGGCGACAAAAATTTAAGACAAATTTTTCAAGAAGTAGTTGATGACATATCAAAACGTATGGCTAAAACCTATTCAGGTGAAGATTATGAAGCTCTTGCAATACAAGCCGTTAGACGTGCTGAACCTATATTAGAATCCATCGCTGGTTTTACACAAGGTAAGATTAAAGATTTAAAAAGATCTTATGAAACACGTTTACGTATTGGTAAAAAGAAAGGTGATGAATTTAGAACTTTCTCTTATGGTAAGGATAAAGATGGTAACAGCTTAATTATCGACACAATAGGCCCTGTACAAAAAGACGCTAACCTAATTATATTACGCTCTTTAGGTAAAACAATGGCTAACCTGTCAGCGGGTACCTTAGAAATATCTAATGGAATGTCGGTGTTTACTAATTTTGAAAAACTTGCTGATTTAATGAAAGTAGTTTTTGAAAAGACAAAAGAGTACCAATATGCTTGGGGTTTAGATGGTCAGCTACAACAAGCTGGTGATTTGAAACGTATTGATACATTACGAGCAAATAAGAATATTTCTAAAAAATTATTGAACGTAAGTCGAGATGCAGATAAACTTCACGACAACATGATAAAATTATTGAAAGAAGCACAAAAAACTGGAGATGACTCTGGGCTTCAGGATTTAATACGTATGTTTGAATTAAGTGATGGAGATGTTTTGTCTCTTGAAGATCTTGCAGTTTATTTAAACTCTAAAGTTTTTGGTGGCACATTCTTTGGTTTTCATGGAAAGAAAGGTGCAAGATTTAAAGCCTTACCTAGTCAAACTGTACAAGAGTTGTATGGTGTTATGTACAATGGTTTATTATCACGTATAGGAACTCCTGTTAAAGCAATCTTTGGAACTGGTTTTTTAGGTGGATATAGAGGATTTATGAAGGCTGTTGGTATTGTTAACCCTTATAGATTGTATAGAAATAAGTTTACAGCCCCGCAAGGATTTAGAGAACTTATTGATGTAAATGCTCCCAGATATACTGAAAAAGAGGTTGCAATAGCTTTTGCTGAAATAGATGGTTTGTTTGCATCTTTAGGTGAATCAATGGCTATGTTCAAAAGAAATTATAATTTAGGACGAAAAGGCATGGATACTGATTATACAGGTAGATATGCTATAAAACGTAATAAAGACAATTTTATTGCTCATGGTGATTTTGTAAAAAGATATGGTAATCTTGGCACACAAATAGCGTACAGACTTACTAGAGGTTTACAAGAATTAAACACAAATGCGTTTGCTAGGCATAGTACTATCTCAATGGCAGCGGGAGATGCCGCAGCACGTACCTCTATTGGTCATCAAATGATGTATGCTAGAGCTGCAAGAGATCTTATTGAAGATGGTGTAGACCCAAGAGATTTAAAAAAATACTTACCTTTATTTAAGGAACAATATAGAAATAAAATTTTTAAGAAAATTGACGATAGTGAAGATGGTATTGGAATTTGGGTAACAAAAGATAAGATGGCTAAATTAGCTGGAGATGAAGCTACACTTACAAAATCTTTAACAGGTACAGCAAAAGCCTTTGAGGTACTTGCATCTACCATTCCAGGAAGTAGATTGTTTTTTAAATTCTTAACCCCAGCAGTTAATGGTTTAGAATTAGCATTTTTACACACACCTTTTGGTTTAGCGAATAAAAAATATAGAGCTTTAGTCACAGGTAATTTAGAAGAATTAGAAAAATTAGGTATAGCTAAAGCAGATATTCCTCAAGAAATTGCATTTATGGAAGGACGTATGGCAACAGGCACCATTGCTACTGCCTTGGCTATATTTGCAGCATCAAGAGGACAGTTAACAGGTGATTACCCAAGAGATCCAGGAAAACGTGCTATGTGGATACAAGCTGGCATAAAACCTAATAGTCTTATGTATAAGAATCCTATAACTGGCGATAAAGTGTATATCAGTTTTCAAAAATTAGAAATATTTAACGTATTATTTAATTTAGTAGGTAATATGGCAGAGAACGCTCATGTTTTAGGTCAAAGTTTAATGGATGAGGGTTTAGCAAAACTATCAATTATTTTTGGTGAATTATTAGTTAACAACGGCCCTATGGGTGGTTTAGAAGAGCTTGTTGGTTTATTTACTTCTGAAAATCCTGCTAGTAGAATTGAAAGTACAATAGCTGCTCAAGGTGCTAGCTTTATACCAATGACAGGAGCTATGAATGATTTTGCCGATTTAGCAGATGGTACTGTGAAAGAAGCTCAGTCTATGAATGAAAAATTTATGAGACGTTCTGGTGCGGCAGAATTATTTTTACCACAAAAATATGATATATTTAATGAAGAACGTACTGAAAAGAAGTTATATATGTTGCCTGAAAATATACTTCTTAGAGGATTTAACCTTATATCTCCAGTAGGTATAGATTTTGAAAAGTCCGATACTGTAACTGACTTTTTAATGGAAATAGAATATGATCTCAATGCTAATTTAACATCTATTGATGGTGTTGAATTAACTGCTACTGAATTATCTGAGTTTAACAGGCTTTTAGCTACAGATAAATTTCTTAGAAAAGACTTATTAAGGGTAATAAACAGTAAACCTGTGCAAAGATCTCTTAAAGATTACAAAGAACAACGTAAAAAAACCAACCAAGGTGTAATGTCTAAGGATGGTTTAGCAGGAGTTTTTGGAAATGAGGTAGGAGGTTTTGATGTTAGGAAAGAACCGTTCTATTATGAGATAGATAACGTGTTTAAAGCAGCCAAAAACAGAGCAAAAGCTCAAATGTTGCTTCCAGGAACTCCTTTTTCTGATTTAAAAGATCCTAAATCATTAAGATCACGTATCTTTGTACCAAAATTAAGAGATAGACTTAATAAACAAGGTTTCTCAGCCTCTGAAACAAATAAAGAAGTAGAAAGAATAATAGAACTAGGTGGTTCCACACCCTAGCACCAATCCTATACATTGATTATCAATGGCAGTAACAACTAAAAAAACATTTCCTAACGCAGTGGGTACAAATGGGCAGTCTGCGACTGTCTTTACCCCCGTTGGGATCGAATTGAATAACCATGATGATCTGGATGTATATGTAACTCTGTCAGGTGGTACAAGGGTGCTACAACTACGCCAAACAAGCGGTAGTACAGCACAATCTAGCCACCCACAGGTCAACAATACTGACGGATTATACTTCCCAGCAGTTTCAGCTGGTACAACTTTATATAACTACACACTATCCACAGATAACAATACAATTACGTTCAGTACTACGCTTCCTACAGGAGCTGTGGTATCAGTTGAGCGTAGAACTAGGGACGCATCAAGTTCTTATACTAACTTTGCGGGTGGTAGTACAATAAGATCGACTGATATAAACAATGCGTTTGATGAGTCTAATTTTACAGGTCAAGAGGCTAGAAATAAAGCGTTTGAAATAGAAGGAGCCTTGTTTGAAGGTGATTCTATAACTAAAAATTTTGTCACAACAGACCATATAGTTAATGGTACTATTGTGGAAGGTGACATAGCTAACTCAGCCGTAACTCAAAATAAATTAGCTAACAATTCCGTGGGAACTACAGAACTAATTAATGGTTCTGTGAACTCAGATAAAATTTTAAACGGAACTATTGTCAATGCTGATATAAGTGCAAGTGCAGCAATAGATGGATCAAAAATAGCAGCATCTACAGGTTCAGCAGCTGGTACTATGTCAGCGTCTGATAAAGCAAAATTAGACGGTATAGAGTCTGGAGCTAAAGACGACCAAACAGCAAGTGAGATAAAAACATTATTGCAATCAGATAAGATAACTAACTCTGAAATAGCAACAGGTACTTTAGACGGTAGATACTTTACAGAAACAGAACTTACTAACGGTGCTCTTGACGGTAGATACTTTACTGAAACAGAGCTTACTAACGGTGCTCTCGACGGTAGATACTTTACTGAAACAGAGTCAGATGCTAGATACTTTAACATAAGTTCTGGTGAAACAATTAAAGACGGTGATACATTTCCTGACAACGATACTACGATTGCTACAACCGCAGCTATCAACGACAGAATTATTGATCTTATAGACGATGTCGGTGGTTTTGATATTATACAGAGTGAGCAACACTTTCCTAATACCAACCCACAAGGTACTACAGGCCAAGCAGCTGTACTAAGTATCAAGGCGGCCTCGACTAATTTAGTTCCTAGCGGTACAACTGTAACTATAAGTAATGGTAACTTAGCTAACAACGCTAACATTATCATAACTGGTGTGACCTCTACCATACCTACTGGTTTTGGATTTTTAGTAGAATCGACAAGCACAACACATACGTATAGTTTTCATAGATTAGTCCCAAAAGCAACAGAGGTTACAACTGTAGCTGGTAATATAACTAACATAAATGCTGCTGCGAACAATGCAAGTAATATTAATGCTGCTGTAGCTAACGCATCTAATATAAATGCTGCGGTATCAAACGCATCCAATATCACAGCTGTAGCTGGTAATAACTCTAATATTACGTCAGTAGCTGGCAACGCATCTAACATTAATGCAGCTGTAGCTAATGCGTCTAATATAAATACAACAGCTGGCAGTATCGCTAATGTAAACAATGTTGGTACAAATATAGCAAAAGTAAATACTGTAGCAGCTGTAGTAGGCGGTACACAAACTTTTACTATTACCGTACAAAATGTAAGTGGTTCTAACTATTTCTTTGTAGACGGACAACAATCACCAGCGTTAACTCTTGCTAGAGGATTTACATATACATTTGACGTATCAGATAGTAGTAATAATGGTCATCCTTTAAGATTTAAAGATGGTAGTGGTAACTCATATACAACAGGAGTAACTGTTAGTGGTACTGAGGGTCAGTCAGGAGCTACTGTAGTCATTGCTGTAGCAGCTAACGCACCTAACTCTTTACGTTATTATTGTACTGTGCATGGTAACGGTATGGGTAACACTATAACAGTTACTGATGACAATATAGGAATCGTTGCAGGCTCTATTGCAAATGTTAATACTACTGCTGGATCTATAGCAAACGTAAATACAACTGCTGGTTCTATATCAAACGTAAACACAGTAGCAAGTAACATATCTAATATTAACAGTTTCTTTAATACATATCGTATAGGTGCAAACAACCCTACAACTAGCTTAGATGTTGGAGACTTATTCTTTAACACTACATCTAACTCACTTAAGGTTTATACTGGTAGTGCCTGGGTAGATGGTGTTACAGCTACAGGTAACTTTGCTGTTGTTACTGGTAACACGTTTACTGGTAGTAACAACCATAACAACAACGTAAAGTCTATATACGGTACGGGGTCAGATTTTCAAATTTACCACGATGGCTCAAATGCATATATAGAAGATGTTGGCACAGGTTCATTAATAACTAGAACAAGTACATTTTTGCTTCGTAGGATTAGTAATAATAATGATATGCTTGTTGCTAATGGTGGAGGGTCAATAGAGCTATATAATGATGGCAGTAAAAAGTTTGAAACTTCAAGTACAGGAGTAACAGTTTCTGGAAATATTACTGCAACAGGTGGATTAGTTGTAGCTGGTGAACTAGATTTAATGGGTACTCAAGCTGCTAAGTATATAGATGCCGATTTAGGAACTAGTCATGCTTTAACTATAAGAGGCACTGATGGTACGAACACTCAGCATAAAAATATGATGAGACTGTTTCGTAATGGAGGCATAGAGCTTAACCATAATGGTACTTTAAAATTTGAGACCACAAGTTATGGAGTGAAAACTTCAGGTGAAATAGAAATAGCTTCGGGTCATTTGCGAGGCGACTCAACTAATGGTCTCAGAATGTTTAGTGATAGTACAGCAACTAAAGGTATAACTCTTAATACTGATGACCATCTTATTCCCTCAAATGATAGTGCTAGTGATTTAGGATTAACTGGAACAAGATGGAGAAACGTTTATGCAGACACTTTATATGGTAATGGATCAAACATAACAGCTTTAAATGGATCTAATATTGCATCAGGAACAGTTCCTGTAGCACGTATTGGAACTGGAACTAAAAACTCTACAACATTTTATCGTGGTGATGGAACATTCCAAGTTGTTAATACAGATTTAGTTTCTGACAGTTCACCTCAATTGGGTGGTACTTTAGATTCTAATGGTCAGTATATAAGTTTTCCTGATTCTAATGGATCTACTAATCAAGTAAGATTTGGAACTGGCGATGATCTAAGAATTTATCATCAAAGTAATAGTAGTTACATAATTAACAGTACTGGAAATCTAAACATAGGCAGTAACAACGAAATAAGACTTAAAGGTGGAAATGACGTTGCTGAACATATGGGTAGATTTATAGATAATGGAGCCGTAGAATTATACTACGACAACAGTAAAAAGTTTGAGACTACAAGTGGTGGAATTTACATAACTGGTGCTGCTGTATTTCCTGACGGCCCGAGCAATGGTATTCAGCTTGGTAATAGCTCAGATCTACAAATTTATCACGATGGTAGCAATAGTTATATCAAACAAGTAAGTGGTGCTCAAGGTGATTTATTAATTTTTGCAGATGGTCACGACCTAGAATTTATAACTGCGTCTGGCGGACATAGTGCAATAATGAAAGCTGGTGGAGCAGTAGAGTTATCCTATAACAACAGTAAAAAGTTTGAGACTACAAGTGGTGGAGTTACAGTTACAGGTGATATACACGCTAACTCTGGTAGTATTCATATAAATACTGATGGTCAAAGATTAAAAATCGGTGCTAGTCAAGACCTACAACTTTATCACAACGGCTCGGATAGCTACCTAGAAAACAGTACTGGCACTTTATATATCAGACAAGATAGTGCAGTTCATATTCAAAAATCTGGAGGTTCAGAAAAAATTGCTGAGTTTAATGCAGATATAGATGTTGAGTTGTATTACGATGGATCTAAAAAGTTTGAAACACACAGTAATGGATCAAGGGTAAATGGAGTTTTAGGAGTTGGACTTAACCCTCAATCAACTAATAACTCAACATATGTAGTCCAAGGTGTAGCTTCTGGTCAATGTTTATTTGTTGCTTTTCGTAGCGAAGATGGTACTAACACAAGTACTAACGGAATGTTAATGGGTCTTGATAATAACTATCATTATTTAATTGGAAGAGAAAACAGACCATTACGTTTTGGAGCTAATGGAGTTGTTAGCACAGAAATAGATACTAGTGGTCATCTTAGACCAACTGCTAATAATAGTTATGACTTAGGTGCTTCTTCACGTCGTTGGAGAAACGTTTATACCAATGACCTTAACTTATCTAACGAAGGTGGTGCTAACGATGTAGATGGTACATGGGGTGACTGGACAATACAAGAAGGAGAATCAGACTTGTTCTTAAAGAATAATCGTTCTGGTAAAAAATACAAATTTAATTTAACGGAGGTATCTTAATGGCATATTTAGGTAACAGTAACTCCACATGGTTAGCTCCACTTATTGGCGGTTTTGTAAGTAATATTACAACATCTTATAATAGCTGGAGTAGTTATAATACCAGTTATTATAAATGGACTGTCCCTTCTGCTGGAGTTTATGAGTTACATGCTAGCTTAAGAACTAGAAACTGGGGTGCGGCTTCATTTCAAAGATATGTAGTATATAGAACCAGTGACGGTTCTCGAAATGGTGATCACGTAAGAATGGCGTTCGAGCAGGCTCAAAACGCTTCTGCAATAAATGTTCAACAACACTTTGTATGGATTGTAGACACAACAGCTAATGGTGATACATGGTACTTACAAGGCAATGCTAATAGTAACAGTAGCGGTCATTCTATACAGTCTGACGGAAACGGTTATAATCAATGTTGGTGGAGGAGGTTAAACTAATGCTTTATACAAAACCTTTTTTTAGTGACGCAATCTTTGAATTACACCCTAAAGGATTTGGTGGGTTTGTATTTTGCGACCCAACTGGAGGGGCTTCTCCTGTAACTGAAGAGCAGTATAATGCTGGATATCAAGAAATAACAAGTGTAGATAGTGATGGCGGTGCTGTTTTATCTAATAATGTTTCTGACTTTACCGTTAAGTATGCAGATGCAAAAGCAAAGTATAACTCACTAATTACAACTTGGGACGCTGAAGAATACGCTCGTAATAGAGTATCAGAATATCCAGATTGGGGTACTCAACTTGATTACATTTATCACAACGGGATAGACAAATGGAAAACAGAGATAGTTGATCCTGTTAAAAACAAATATCCAAAACCAGAATAAAATGGCAATTACAAAAACTTGGGAAGTAAACACCCTAGAAAGAGAACTAGCTGACGGTTACGTTAAAAAAGTTATCTATCGTGTAAAAGGTATAGACGGTAGTGAAGAAAAAGCAAGAGCAACTGGCGAAGTAAATCTTGAAAAACCAGAAACACTTGTACCTTACAAAGATTTAACTGAGTCAATAGTACTTGGTTGGGTTAAAGAAAAACTTGGAACTGATCAAGTTACAGCTATTGAAAAATCTTTAGAAGATGAAATAGCACTTCTTAACACACCAGTGACAGCTACAGGAAAACCTTGGTAATTATTTATGACTAGACCAACCACTGAACAACTAAAAGAAACATTACAAGAGTTAGTTACTAAACATAACGAAGCTATTAAAGTTCAAAACCAATGTAAAGAGCAAATAATAGCAATTCAAGCTGTTATACAAGATAGAGAAGATGGAGACACCAACAATAATTCTTCCGAATCTACAAACAATTGAAACTATATCCATACCTTTACCAACAGCTGATGTACCATCTTACAAGCCGCTTATTGTACCTCCGAGCGATCTTCGCAGACCAGAGGGGACTCAATCAGCGGAAACCAAAAAGGAACAACCAGAGCAAAGAAAACTAGACATACCTATTATAGATGTCCAGATGCCAGTCCCATCGCCTGAAGTTATGGTTACGGCTGTAACTACAGCGGTGGCAGCTGTGGCTACCACAACACTGGCTCAACCTTTTTTTGATCTTATAAAAAAACGTGTTCAAAAATTCTTACAAGGTAAGATTGACAAATGGAAGAAAAAAAGAAAAAAGGTTTAATGGATGGATGTGATACACACGAAGAACGCATGGAAATTGTGTCTACAATAGTAAGACTAGGCGTTGTAGTGTGGAGCGGATTTATAATAACATTAAACTATGTAGATGTACCAATGCTTAAGAAGTCGTCAAGTGCTGCGGATATAACTTTCGTAGCTTCGATTTTTGCGGGCGGTATTGCTAGTTTTGGTTTGTCTACATCAAACGGAAAAAACGGTAAT